CTGATGAATAGGGGCCGGGTTCGCTCGGCCCCATTTGGAGAGATCAATGGAATTCCCGCGCATCGTGTTCAAGTGCCCAGGCGACCTGCCGCGACAAGGTGGCACGTTCAAGGTTTTGCAAGTCGCTGATGATGTGTCACATGCTGATGCTGTGGCGGATGGCTGGTTTTCCTCATTGCCAGAAGCTATCGAGTCGCATGGCAATCCAAAGCCAGTGGCTGTTGTTGCCGTTGCTGCTGATGTTGTGGTCGAGCAAGAGTCACGCGAATCGCTGGAATCACGCGCCAAAGAGATTGGTATCAAATTCGATGGCCGCACGTCTGATGCAAAGCTGTCGCGCCTGATCGCTGAAGCAAGTCAAGGAAACTGACATGGGATGGACAAAACGCCAATTGGTTGATGATGCGTTCGGAACAATTGGCTTGTCCGGCTATGTCTTCAACCTATCGCCAGATCAGCAACAGGCAGCACTGAGGCAGTTAGACGCCATGATGGCTACATGGGAGGCTCGTGGCCTTCGCATTGGCTACCTGATGCCATCTAGCCCGTCTGAGAGCGACCTTGACCAAGACAGCGGCATTCCAAATCAGTGCGCAGAAGCTGTCTACAGCAATCTAGGTTTGCGTCTTGGGTCAAGTATTGGCAAGGTTCCGAGTCAGGATCTGAAAGTCATCGCGCATCAAGCGTATCAGTCCATCCTGACAAAGTACGGCGTGTCAATGCCTGAGATGCAATTGCCGCACACTATGCCGCGTGGCGCTGGCAACAAGCCAACGCGGCACGAACAATTCATGTCTGAGCCTGTTGAGGTTCAGGAGCCAGAAGCACAACTACCGTTCAGGATCAGACCATGAGCCTATCTCGCGTCACAAGCATTAGCACTTCGGATCTGTTCATGATCTGGAGTTCATCGGCCCAAGATTACCGGCTCGCTCCGTTCGATGTGGTCATGACTGCATTGGCAAATCAGATCGCTACGGATGGCGAAATCGAGACGCAATACAGCGCCCCGGCTGCAACCGGCTTTTCTGTGACCATTGCCCCATCGGTTGATGGCAATAACGTTTGGCTGTTGCTGACGCCCGTTGCTGGCTATGCTGCCGGGACGGTTGTTTTGCCTGCACTGGCTACGCTGGCAGATGGGCAAGAGGTTATTGTCTCCACGACTCAGGCCATCACGACATTGACTGTCTCGCTCAATGGCGCAACTGCCGCCAATGGCGCACCAACTACGATGGCAGCTAATGCCTACTTCCGACTGAAATATGATGCCACGCTGTCTAGCTGGTATCGCATTGGCTAAGGACCGATCATGATGCAAACAACCGTCAGCACAGAAAACCGCGCCGAAGCTGTCACGCGCATTGCCCGCGTTGAAAAGAAGTTTGACGCGACCGCCGATGATCTGACCGTCTCGTTTGTTTACGAAGTGCAGAACGTCTAAGTCATGCAAATTCCAATCATTCAGGGCGTTTTTTCTGATATGTCGGCGGACTTCCGCACGGCTTATCCGATCAACCTAACTGCGGTGCCAAAGCAGCAAGGCATTTCGCAGGGGTATCTGTGCTCTGATGAAGGAGTTGTGCAGATGGCAACAGGCCAAGGCGATGACCGTGGCGCGATTGTCTGGAATGGCGTTTGCTACCGAGTGTCAGGCACAAAGCTGATTTCTGTGTCTGGCGCTGGTCTGGTCACTGTGTTGGGTGATGTCGGCGGAACTGGCCCCGTTTCGATGGATTACAGCTTTGATCGGATGGCTATCGCGTCTGGCGGCAATCTGTTCTACTGGAATGGATCGGCCCTTACGCAAGTGACGGACCCGGATCTGGGTACTGTGTTGGACGTGCTGTTTGTTGATGGGTATTTCATGACAACAGACGGGAAATTCCTCGTTGTCACGGAGTTGAATGACCCAACAAGCGTTGATCCAGTCAAGTACGGATCATCTGAAGCCGACCCAGATCCAGTGAAGGGCATGGCAAAGCTGACGCGTGAGGTCTATGCGCTGAACCGGTACACGACGGAAGTGTTTCAGAACATCGGCGGATCAGGATTCCCATTCCAGCGCGTTGATGGCGCTCAGGTCATGCGCGGCGCAATCGGAACGCACACGTTCTGCCCGCTTGCTGGGACGCTTGCATTCCTTGGTTCTGGCCGCAATGAGGCCCCCGGCGTTTACCTCATCAACGGTGGCTCAACTGTGCCAATCAGCACCCGTGAGATTGATACGATCCTTGAGGGGTACACAGAGTCGCAACTGGCTGATGCGGTCGTTGAATCTCGCGTACACAAGAAACACGAACTGCTGTTGATCCATCTGCCGGACAAGTGCCTACAGTATGACGTCAACGCATCGGCCGCGCTGGAAACTCCTGCATGGTCGATCAAGTCATCATCCACGGACGGTGAAGGTCAATATCTGGCAATTCATGCTGTTTTGGCCTATGACAAATGGATCGTGGGCGACCCAACATCGGACAAGATCGGGTATTTGACCCGCGCAACTGACGATCATTGGAGCCAGCCCGTAGGGTGGGAGTTCTCGACTCAGTGCATCTATAACGAGTCGATGGGCGCCATCTTTCATGAGCTTGAGTTGATCTCGCTACCGGGCCGAACCATGTCGGGCGCTGATCCTGTTGTCTGGACTTCGTATTCCAATGATGGGTTAACGTGGAGCCAAGAGCAATCCGCAGCGGCTGGCAAGATTGGCCAGTATGAAAACCGTGTTTGGTGGGCTCATCAAGGCATGATGCGTCAATACCGCATTCAGAAGTTCAGGGGCGCAGATACTGGGCCGGTTGCTTTTGCTCGCTTAGAGGCTCGCATTGAACCGTTGGGGGTGTAATGGCTCTCGAAAACTCTCTGATACCGAGGCTGACACGAGAGGAAATCGCCCGCATCTTTGGGCCTAATCCTCGCGCAGTGAGGGCCTATGAGGCGTTGCAAAATGGTCTGTCTATTGACGTCATCAATGCGATCAATGACGCGCAAGATTCCGCCGATGCAGCACAAGCTGATGCAACTCAGGCCCTATCTGAAACAGCATCACTAAGGGCACCTTCATATCTTGCTATATCAGCATCCGGTGATCTGGTCAATGAACGCGTTTTTGCCGCTGGCTCAAACATTTCAGCGGTAGATGGCGGAGCCGGAGGGTCATTTACTGTAGCGTTGACACCGAACATCACGGGGTCTGCGCTGAATATGACTGTGCAACCGCTTGCGCCTAGTGCGACAAGTGACGGCGGTGTGATGACGGTCAAGGCTCAGAACGCAATCGGAGCCATCTACAACGGTGGGCAGCTTGCTCTAGCTGGCGGTAATGGCGGCGCGTCTGCTGTTGGCGGCGCTGTTGTCATTGATGGCGGAGACGGATCAACAGGCGGCGCCGTGCAGATCAATGGAGGCACAGCCTTTGGCTCTGGATCTGCTGGCGATGTGGAGATTTCTGCGGGCGACTCTGGCTCTGGTTTTGGCGGCTCTGTCAACGTCTACGCAGGCGATGGCGGGCAGGGTGGGCAGTTCTATTTCACGGCTGGCACTGGTGTATCGACTGGCGGTGATTTCAACGTAGTCGGCGGCGAGGCTTCTGGTTCTGGTGGTGCGGGCGGGTCTGTCTATCTCAATGCCGGTAACGCCACGGCGGGCGGCGGATCGACGGGCGGCAATCTGTATCTGACATCGGGAGCGGGAGAAACAAACGGCGGCTCAATTTCGCTGTTTTCTGGACTTGCTCCCACCGCAACCATTGAAGTGACAGACGATGGCTCTAGTTCGTTGATGGGACTGCATGGCGCTACGCCTGTTGCTCAGTCTACGGGATGGGGTGCCCCAACTGGCACAGCGACAAAGACCACATTCGACACAGCGACCGTCACAACCGCACAGCTTGCGGAGCGTGTGAAGGCGTTGCTTGACTACCTGATTGCTCGTGGAGACATTGGCGCTTAGTCTTGCGGTGTTTCCTGTTTGCCGGATACAATGGGCCGCCGAGTTTCGAGCTACCGGCGGCTCATGCAACCTGTTTGGTGGTGTGATGCGCGTCGGTGATTGCGAATTGACGGAAGGGATTACGGATGAGCATTTGTCGCTCATCTATGCTGATCCGTTCATCCGTCGTGTTGCCCGTGATGGGCAAGAATTCGCGCCAATCCATCATCCTCTTGTGACCTACTTGTCAGCATGGCGAGCAGGTCAGTTCATGGGCGCTTATATCGCGGTGAAGTTCTCAGTGTTTGAGATTGAGGCCCACGCACTACTGATGAAACATGCGACCAAGTTGTCGCGTGTGTTTTCGCAATTGTTCCTTGATTGGGCATTTGCTCAAGGCGTGATGCGCGTGACTGCCAGCATCATTGAAGGGCTTGAATCGGTTGTCAACCATTGCTTGAGAATTGGATTCCAGAAAGAAGGATTCAAGCGCAATGCTTTGACTGTTGGCGGTGAAATTCGTGGTGTTCATATTTTGGGCATGACAAAGGAAGAATATGAGCTTCGTTGGTGACTTCATTGGTGACACGATTGGCGGGATTACCGGATCCAAGCAACAAGGCAAGGCCGCTGAACGTGCAGCACAAATTCAGGCTGGTGCGTCAGATCAGGCCATTGCCGAGCAGCGACGCCAGTTTGACACCCTGATTGAGTTGATGTCGCCTTATGTGACATCAGGCAATCAAGCAATCGGCCAACAAGGTGCTTTGATTGGCCTTGGAGGTCAACAAGCGCAGCAAGACGCGATA